TATGAATCACGCCTGAAGGGAAAGCTGCACGTTATCAGCAAGCGTTACACTCAGCGCATTGAGCGACATAATCTGAATCTGAGACAACATCTGGCAAGGCTGGGACGGAAGTCACTGTCGTTCTCAAAATCGGTGGAGCTGCATGACAAGGTCATCGGGCATTATCTGAACATAAAACACTATCAGTAAGTTGGAGTCATTACCCAGGTTTCAGCACCCGCCAGAACTGCGCCAGACACTGGTCCAGCCACTTCAGGTAATCATCGTCGCCCTTCCACTGGTTATCCCAGCCCTCAGGCTTCACTTTAAAGTACGGCGGGTCCGTGACTATCAGGTCAACAGAATTTTCGGGTAACGACCAGATAAATTCCAGGCAGTCGGCGTTGATTAACTCACAACTGGATATTTTTACAGTATTAAGCATGAATCATTAAGCCTGTCTCTGATAGGCTCATTCTGCTTTTGCGCAAAGCAGTGGGCCTGAGCTTTGCTTGTGAACCCAACGCATGAGCAGATGGCTGGTGGGTGCCCCTAACACCCACCAGCCGCCCATTTACCACAAATAAAAAAGCCTTCACTGCGGAAGGCGTCTGTAACAACCGAACTGATAGTCTGCCAGACCCGCCATAACCAGCTGGGTCAGTATTAACTGGCAGCGTTCGCGTGAAAGGTAAGTATTCTGCGCTATCTCCCCGACTGTCGCCGGTTCGGTAACGCTTAATTCATTAAACACCACTCTGGCGGTTTCTGTCATATCCTGCTGTTTTAGCATGTCTTTTTACTTTTTCCGGTTAACGTGACATACCAATAACTCTTGTCGAAAAAGCCAGCAAGCTGAAAGACCCGTATTCGCAACCACCAGCGTGTTTACTGTACTGACGCGATTTTGGGCATAAAAAAAACCGCCTGACGGCAGTTTTTTCTTACTTTGCCATCGCGTACAAAATCGGCAAAATATCAGATTTATACGAAACGTACGCTATTTAATTGACTTTTGCAATATCTCGTCGTGAAAAAGTCGCTTTTTGTTGCGCTCTTATTTTCACGGTGCAAATCACAGATTCTCTATCGAGACTCTTAAAAATATCGCACATCTCACGCCAGTAGTTCGCATAATTATGGCTCCAGTTATCAGGCTTAACTCCACACAGTCTGGCAAGCTCCTGTCTCTGGTAGACCTCACACCCGGTAATCCATCCTCTGACATCCTGTGCCGCCAGCCAGATCAACTTCTTCACGCGCTCCTGCGTTTTCCCTGCAATTTTTCTGGTGCCGTACCGGGTTTTAAATTCATTCCACACCCACTGCGTTATCGCGATCTGATATTCCCAACAAATACTCCCGCTGTAACACCACAACAACCAGGCTTTATAATGTTCTTCAAGAGACAGAACAGCCCGCCGCCACGATGATGTCGAAAACTCAACCGGACTGACGAGAGGAATTGACGCCCCCTTCGCCAGCGATTGCTTTCCCGGGATTGGTGGATTATCCCGCGTTATCATTTTTCCAGTCACTTCATCGCGGTACCGGATTTTTTTACGCCTGTAACGCCCTGTATCAAACATGGCATTCTCCTGCCAGGCCTCAAGCTGCCCTTTTGTTGATCCACTCAAATCGGCGGTGGCAATCATGAGTTGCTCACGAACAAACTGTAAATACTGGTTATTCATGCGTACTCCAGTTCTGTGATTTTTATCCCCAACCGCCCACCAGGAACAAGCTGACCGCGCACAATATTAATTTCATCAAACTGCTCGTCGTCTATGAGCAGCCCCGCATGCGTCAGTACATCCAGTGGTGCCTTCAGGATATTGTCCAGGTCACGACGGCGCTTATCCGGTGGATCTGCAATAATTTCTATTGCCGGCCTTCCGGACAGGTTTAATTTCAGTTGCTGCTGGCGAACAATAAGCGCCACATCACGGCGATAACGCTCACCGACTTTTGATACAAAATATGTGCTGCCACGACGTCGCCAGTAAGTGTTCACCGTTGGCGGGTAAGGCAAAACAAATTCTATGCGTTCAGTCATTTATGCTTTCCACTTCAGAACACCCGAATTTCTCGCGTGCATTAAAAAACGAATCAGCAACAACAGCTGGCTGCCGTGTTTTTCTTCAAAATCTTTTACCCCGGCGTGTAGTTCGCTATGGCATTTACGGCACAGCGGAATAACAAACAAATCATCAGCCTTTGTTCCCATCCCTCCCAGTCCATGACCAATGATGTGATGCGGATCATCTGCCTGATTGCCACACGTCATGCATTTCTGCGTTTTTACCCAGCGCGTGTATACAGGCATCTCTTCCCGTTGTGATTTCTGGCGCTGGAGATACTGAGCCGGTGACTCCGGATCAACGGCAATGCTGACCACCGTCTTTTCCTGTGGCGGGTTTTGCTGGTGGGCGTGAGGCAGCGGCGCAAGATTTTTTGTGCGCTGCTTCAGTATGCTGGTGGCGATCTGCTCTCCCGGTACGATGTCGCTTTCACGGTACATTGAGCGGATTTTTTCCGCACGCAACCCCAGCGAACGACGTAATACCGCTTCCGGTAGCGCGTCCGCCACCTGATTGCGGACCGCCCACCAGGATAATTCAGCCAGCGATAATTCCCGTTCCTGCGAGCCATTCATTGCATGGCGTATGACGTCAATCATCCATGCAGACAGGTTTTGGTGAGCAAGTTGCCCGAGTGATTCGGAGGTCTGGTCGCGCAGCTGGTTGTCGCAGTGCCAGCACAACACCATTGCGCCGGTACCATAACGGTGAATGACGGTTTCACTGTGGTGATAATCGCCGTGTGGCCACTGGCAGGATTTAATATGGCGCAGTAACCAGTCAGACAATGCGCCAGCGCCACCAGCAGCACGAATCACTCGTTCGTCGCTGAAAAATGGCAGTAATGATTTATCCTCCGCCAGCGGCTGGCGAACGGCAGGAACGACCCCGGACGACAGATTACGCATGCTTTTCGGTTCCGGCTCCACCAGTACCCGGGTATTGTGGAATACCGGCATGGATTCACAGCCCGGCTTAACGATCACCAGCCCGAGTTCCGGTACCAGAACAGGTCGAAGTAATACCCGCACGTTACCTCCAGATGCGTTGCTGGAATGTGCGGGACGGACGCGGTGGGCGTTCAGAGTAAGGAAGCCTGACGGAGATTATCCAGTGACGATAATCGAGGCTGAGGGCTTTCTTAATCTCGTATCCGTGTCTGCGGTAGCACTGAATTAGCCATTCAGCTTGTTCTTCAGTACATGGGGAATGATGGTACCAATCAGATTTGAATGTGCGGGAACGCCGCCCGTGCCTGCTGGCAAAGACAGCTGAATTATCAGAATTGTGTGATTTGGTATTGTGCGCCATCGTCTTTCTCTGCTGGCGCAGCAGGTGCCAGTTGTTCAGGCTGACGTGCGAATTGTAAACCAGAATGCCAGGAAAAAACAAAACCCGCCGAAGCGGGTTAAGTGCGGGTGCGTTGAGGATGCCTGATTCATCAGAGGTGGCGAGGGTTTTCTCCCTCGCCGGGTCTCTTACTCCTCAGGTTCGTAAGCTGTGAAGACAGCGACCTCCGTCTGGCCGGTTCGGATTCGTACCTCGCAGAGGTCTTTCCTCGTTACCAGTGCCGTCACTATGACGGTTAAACAGATGACGATCAGGGCGATTAACATCGCCTTTTGCTGCTTCATAGCCTGCTTCCCCTTGCCTTTCGGCACGTAAGAGGCTAATCTACATTTGTGAGACATAGATTGGGCCTCAGATTAATGTTAAGCGTCTTGCAGGACGCGAAATGTTAACTGGGGCTTTTCTCTATCTGCCTTTCAGTGTTCATGCCTGAGACAGATAGCCTCAAGCACCCGCTGAACCGCCCCGGGAATCCTGGAGACTAAACTCCCTGAGAAAGAGGTAAACAGGATGACTAAAAATACTCGTTTTTCCCCCGAAGTCCGTCAGAGGGCGATTCGTATGGTTCTGGAAAGTCAGGGCGAATATGACTCACAGTGGGCGGCAATTTGTTCCATTGCCCCAAAAATTGGCTGTACACCGGAGACTCTGCGTGTCTGGGTACGCCAGCATGAGCGGGATACCGGAGGCGGTGATGGCGGGCTCACCACCGCTGAACGTCAGCGTCTGAAAGAGCTGGAGCGTGAAAATCGTGAACTGCGCCGCAGTAACGATATCCTTCGCCAGGCTTCCGCTTATTTTGCGAAGGCGGAGTTCGACCGCCTCTGGAAAAAATGATGCCACTGCTGGATAAGCTGCGTGAGCAGTACGGGGTCGGACCGCTATGCAGCGAACTGCATATTGCCCCGTCAACGTATTACCACTGTCAGCAACAGCGACATCATCCGGATAAACGCAGTGCCCGTGCGCAGCGCGATGACTGGCTGAAGAAAGAGATACAGCGCGTATACGATGAAAATCACAAGGTATACGGTGTAAAGTCTGGCGTCAGTTGTTACGGGAAGGTATCAGAGTGGCCAGATGCACTGTGGCACGTCTCATGGCGGTTATGGGACTTGCCGGTGTTCTCCGGGGTAAAAAGGTCCGTACGACCATCAGCCGGAAAGCCGTTGCCGCAGGCGACCGCGTAAACCGTCAGTTCGTGGCAGAACGACCTGACCAGCTGTGGGTGGCTGATTTTACTTACGTCAGCACATGGCAGGGCTTCGTCTATGTGGCGTTCATCATTGATGTGTTTGCCGGATACATCGTGGGGTGGCGGGTCTCATCGTCCATGGAAACGACATTCGTGCTGGATGCACTGGAGCAGGCGTTATGGGCCCGTCGACCGTCCGGCACGGTCCATCACAGTGATAAAGGTTCTCAGTATGTATCGCTGGCCTACACACAGCGGCTTAAGGAAGCCGGATTACTGGCATCAACAGGAAGTACAGGCGACTCGTATGACAACGCGATGGCGGAGAGCATCAATGGTCTTTACAAAGCGGAGGTAATACACCGTAAGAGCTGGAAAAACCGTGCAGAAGTGGAACTGGCCACACTCACGTGGGTGGACTGGTATAACAATCGACGATTGCTGGAAAGGCTGGGCCATACTCCTCCGGCAGAAGCAGAAAAAGCTTATTATGCTTCCATCGGAAACGATGATCTGGCAGCCTGAGTTCACAGATAAAACACTCTCCAGGAAACCCGGGGCGGTTCACGCAGCCATTCTACTTAACTCACGTCACCTCGCCAATATGAAATCAATCAGAAAGGTGATCCATAAAATCACTCCTTCTCTTCTTTTCCGTAGTGGAGTTGGCCAATTTTGATAAGAGGGCGTCCCTGAGATTTGCGGTGTAGATTGGTATCGCGCAGAGAATACACACAGCCACAATATTCCTGCTGATAGAATTTTTCGCGCTTGCTGATTTCAATCATACGGGACGAGCCGCCCTGCTTGCGCCAGTTATAATCCCAGTACACCATACCCGGATAATGCGCAACAGCTCGCCGCCCACACTCGTTAACCTGCTGCATATTTTTCCAGCGTGAAATGCCCAGTGAACTGCTGATCACACTGAAACCATTTTCAGCGGCGTACAGCGCTGTCCGCTCAAAACGCATGTCAAAACACATGGTGCAACGGATCCCTCGTTCGGGCTCCCATTCCATTCCTTTGGCTCGTTCAAACCAGTTGTCTGTGTCGTAATCAGCATCGATAAACGGCACGCCGTGTTGTTCAGCAAAGCGAATATTTTCATCCTTACGAATTAAATACTCTTTCTGAGGATGAATGTTCGGGTTGTAGAAAAAGATGGTGTAGTCGATTCCCGAGGCCTGAAGCGCCTCCATCACTTCACCGGAACATGGAGCACAGCAAGAGTGCAGTAGTAGTTTGTTTGCCCCGTTTGGGAGCTCCAATTTAGGCCGTTTGAAATCAGCAATAGTCATAAATATTTTTATTGGGGTCATGAAAATAGCACAGAGTGTAGCATCAGAGCAGGGCTATCGGGAATATATGTCTAAATCTGGTAATATCTGGTTTTGACGCAAAGCGGACAACCACGCTGGCTCTACCCTGCGCCATGAAAATGTCAATTCACATCTGAACTAATGCTCTTTAATCTAGTAACGTCTAAAATACCTAACATTTCCTTGATAAAATGCCAGTACACGCTGCATAGCTTCGCTCTTCCGGCACTCGCGACAGATTATGTTCATACGCCTGTCGTAGCGGCGTATTTCTCCGTCGGGTAATGTCCAGATAAGGCCCGGATCAACCACAACAGGTTTCTTCACCTTTGCCCTTGAGAGTTTTTTGCGAGCATTTTGCTAGTCCTTACGCGCCTGTTCAGACGGGAATAACCCGTAACCAGAGTCGTATACATCGCCACTGGCAACCAGCTCTCTGGCAAGAACGCTCATCAGATATCTTGTCGCACCTGTCTTGGCTTCCAGTTGCCGTAACGTCTCGCGCCCACTCCGGCGTACTAGCTCAACAACCTGCCCTTTAATTTTTTCCCGCTCTTCTTGTGTAAATACTTTTGCCATAAGCGCCTCCGGCAATCACTTTTCCGATACAACACGGCGGGAAGAATCAGTAATCTGTCGAACAATATCCCGGTGCTTGTTCAGCTCCCGCAGCGCGGCGCAGACTCGCTCCCACTTCTGAACATCACTTTTCGCCCTGCGCAGCGCCAGGTTTGCCCTGCGCAGGGACGGAAAAATCAGCTCATCTGCTTGCGTTTCGGTAAACGATTGCAACGACTGCACAATGTCCGCCACAGTTTCTGTTTTAATTTCTTCCTGTGTTGCGGCTTCCCGGCCTGGTAACGCAGCACCTGCTGGCTGAGGAAAGGCCTTACCATCACTTTCCGTTACCAGCGCGGCTTTCGGCTCTGCTGGTAAATTATCGCCCGGCATGCAGTAACGAAATTTACCGTTCTGATGGTAATGACTCCAACTTACTGATAGTGTTTTATGTTCAGATAATGCCCGATGACCTTGTCATGCAGCTCCACCGATTTTGAGAACGACAGTGACTTCCGTCCCAGCCTTGCCAGATGTTGTCTCAGATTCAGATTATGTCGCTCAATGCGCTGAGTGTAACGCTTGCTGATAACGTGCAGCTTTCCCTTCAGGCGTGATTCATACAGCGGCCAGCCATCCGTCATCCATACCACGACCTCAAAGGCCGACAGCAGGCTCAGAAGACGCTCCAGTGTGGCCAGAGTGCGTTCACCGAAGACGTGCGCCACAACCGTCCTCCGTATCCTGTCATACGCGTAAAACAGCCAGCGCTGACGTGATTTAGCACCGACGTAGCCCCACTGTTCGTCCATTTCAGCGCAGACAATCACATCACTGCCCGGTTGTATGCGCGAGGTTACCGACTGCGGCCTGAGTTTTTTAAGTGACGTAAAACCGTGTTGAGGCCAACGCCCATAATGCGTGCACTGGCGCGACATCCGACGCCATTCATGGCCATATCAATGATTTTCTGGTGCGTACCGGGCTGAGAGGCGGTGTAAGTGAACTGTAGTTGCCATGTTTTACGGCAATGAGAGCAGAGATAGCGCTGATATCCGGCAGTGCTTTTGCCGTTACGCACCACGCCTTCAGTAGCGGAGCAGGAAGGACATCTGATGGAAATGGAAGCCACGCAAGCACCTTAAAATCACCATCATACACTAAATCAGTAAGTTGGCAGCATTACCAATTTTGTGATGCGGTGAATGCGGCTATGCGCACGCGGAACAGTTAAAGCAGTAAGGCGGTATTTTACGGGCGTAACGAGCATCAACTAATCCGGCGTTAATTGTTAACTGGTTAACGTCACCTGGAGGCACAAGGCACTGCATCACAAAATTCATTGTTGAGGACGCGATAATGGAAACGTTATTACCAAACGTTAATACGTCTGAAGGTTGTTTTGAAATTGGTGTCACTATCAGTAACCCTGTATTTACTGAAGATGCCATTAACAAGAGAAAACACGAACGGGAGTTATTAAATAAAATATGCATTCTTTCAATGCTGGCCCGTTTACGTCCGATACAAAAAGGATGCTGGCAATGAATACAGCATTTGCACTTGTTCTGACATTTTTTCTTGTTTCCGGAGAGCCAGTTGATATTGCAGTCAGTGTTCACAGGACAATGCAGGAGTGTGTGACTGCAGCAACCGAACAGAAAATTCCCGGTAACTGTTACCCGGTCGATAAAGTTATTCACCAGGATAATAACGAAATCCCGGCAGGTCTTTAAAACAGTTCCGTAATAAACATCCGATTTCATTCTTATATGCCAGAAATGGCAGGGATTTGTTCACCCTTAAATCTGTAATGAGGTAAAACAAAATGAGTAAAGTCTTTATTTGCGCCGCCATTCCGGACGAACAGGCAATAAAAGAAGAAGGTGCAGTCGCTGTAGCCACTGCCATTGAAGCCGGTGATGAACGTCGCGCCCGCGCAAAATTTCACTGGCAATTCCTGGAACATTATCCGGCTGCTCAGGACTGCGCTTATAAATTTATTGTCTGTGAGGATAAACCCGGCATACCCCGCCCTGCCCTCGATTCCTGGGATGCTGAATATATGCAGGAAAACCGCTGGGATGAGGCGTCTGCTTCCTTTGTCCCGGTTGAGACTGAATCAGATCCGATGAACGTCACTTTTGACAAGCTGGCCCCTGAAGTACAGAACGCTGATATGGTTATTAGCGCACAGGAATTGTTGCAGGAAGACATGGCAACATTCGACGGACATATCGTTGAAGCGTTGATGAAAATGCCAGAAGTTAACGCCATGTATCCGGAGCTTAAGCTGCATGCCATCGGGTGGGTTAAGCATAAATGTAAGCCTGGTGCCAAATGGCCCGAAATTCAGGCAGAGATGCGCATCTGGAAAAAACGTCGCGAAGGTGAACGCAAGGAAACCGGAAAATACACGTCTGTTGTTGATCTCGCCCGCGCCAAAACCAATCAACAGCACAATGAAAATTCAACAGGAAAAATCAGCCCGGTCATTGCTGCCATTCATCGCGAATACAAGCAGACATGGAAAACACTGGATGACGAACTGTGAGGTGTACTGGCAATAGCGGACACTACCATTTGTTCTTTTTTTAAGCAGCCATCTGATGATATTTTTCCCTGAAGGCTGCCGGGGAGATATTCCCCAGACGAGAGTGACGACGCTGACGATTGTAGAAAATCTCAATGTATCCCCGTATTACTGAGATGGCTTCATCCCGGTTATTAAAACGATAGTGGCTCAGGCTCTCATTTTTCAGCGTTCCCCAGAAGCTTTCCATCGGAGCGTTGTCGTAACAGTTACCTTTACGCGACATTGATGTTTTCAGACCAGACTGCTCCTGTATGACCCGGTAATCGTATGCGCAGTACTGTGAACCTCGATCAGAGTGGTGGATTAGCCCGGCAGGTGGGCGCTGGCTCCTGAGCGCCATAAACAGGGCTTTACCTGTCAGCTCTTTTGTCATGCGCTCTCCCATGGCGTAGCCGACAATTTCGCACGTATAAACATCTTTGATGCCAGCGAGGTACAACCATCCCTCCTGTGTGGCAACATACGTCAGGTCCGCCACCCAGACCTGATTTGGTGCTGTAGGAGCGAACGTCTGGTTCAGCAGATTTGGCGCAACTGGCAGATTGTGTTCGGGTTCGTAGTCGCTCTGAACTTGCGTTTCTGCTTACAGCGTAGCCTTAGCTCCTTACGAAGACGTGCCAGTCGGTCACGACCAACGATGATGCCATTCTCTGCCAGCTCCGTCTGGAGCCGCCGGGGTTCCATATGTTTCGCGAGTGCGGATATGTGCCACCTTAATCTCCAGTTTTAGCCGCTCATCACTTTGTTTTCTGTCTGAGGGTTCATGCTGTACCCAGTTGTAATAACCGCTCCTGGATACACCAAATACCTGACACATCGCTTCAATGGGAAATTGTTGTCGCCATTGTTCGATTAACGCGTATTTTTCAGCGACTCCTGTGCAAAATACGCTGTTGCTTTTTTTAATATATCTCGCTCAAGGCGAGCTTCATTTAACGCCTTACGCAGTTGCAGAATTTCAGATTCCAGTTCAGCCACCGTGCGGGAACCAGGAGTACCGAGCCCTTTTCTGGCGGCGGTAACCCATTGTCCTAAAGTGCCTTCAGGAAGGGATAATCGGGAAGCGCCTTCACTGATCGAAAGTTGATTTTCAAGAACCGTTCTGACAGCTTCGGCTTTGAACTCTTTAGAGTAACGTTGGTTTTTTCTGCTCATTATTAGCTCCTTCTGATGCCATTCTATTTCAGGAAGGAGTGTCCGTTAAACTCAGGCTACCTCACTGGCCTACGCTCTCTGGCCTGGTGATGTGGATGCCGGAAACATTGACGGCAGCATCCATCGCTGGGCAAAAAATGAAGTTATCGACAACGACCGCGAAGACTGGAAGCGTATCTCGGCATCAATGCGCAAACAGCCTGATGCCCTTCGCTACGACCGCCAGACTATTTTTGGCCTTGTCCGTGAACGTCCGATCGACATTCACAAAGACCCTGTGGCACTGAACAAATACATTACTGAATACCTGACTACAAAGGGCGTGTTTGAAGATGAAGGAAGAAATCAGAGCGCAACTGATACTCTCTCGTCGCCAGTACCAGAAACTGATGCAGTGGAAACGGCAATTCCGGACAACGAAAAACCGAATGCAAAGTGGAAGTCGAACCATCTGTAGAGCGTGAGGGGCCGTTCTACTTCCTCTTCACCGACAAGGATGGCGAAAAATACGGTCGCGCAAACAAACTTTCTGGTCTGGAAAAAGCACTAGCCTTGGGAGCTACGGAAATCACAAAAGAGGAATACTTCGCACGTAAAAACGGCACGTACTCAGGTTCACAACAAAATACTGGTGCATCTGACACGACCGCACAACCAGAGCCGGTAAAAGTTACCGCTGACGAAGTAAACAAAATTATGCAGGCAGCCAATATCAGCCAGCCTGACGCCGATAAGTTGCTTGCTGCCTCTCGCGGAGAATTTGTTGCAGGGATTAGCGACCCGAATGATCCGAAATGGGTTAAGGGGATCCAGACCCGCGATTCTGTAAACCAGAACCAGCATGAATCGGAACGGAACTACCAAAAAGCAGAACAAAACAGCCCAAATGCGTTACAAAACGAGCCAGAAACGAAACAGCCTGAACCAGTGGCGCAACAGGAAGTGGAAAAAGTCTGCACCGCCTGCGGTCAGACCGGCGGCGGCAACTGCCCTGATTGTGGCGCGGTGATGGGCGACGCAACATACCAGGAAACATTCGATGAAGAGTATCAGGTTGAAGTTCAGGAAGATGATCCGGAGGAAATGGAAGGCGCTGAACATCCACACAAGGAGAACACTGGCGGTGAAGTGGTCAACAAAAACTGGCCACCGAGTTAGAGTTTTTCCAGTATCGATTTTCCGATTCGTTTGGGGGTAACCCACCGTTATATTCGTGCGGTCTTAGTGCGCTGTAATATCCAACGATATAGTCCGTTATGGCGTGAGCTGCCTCGCTGAAGCTTACGTAACCCACCACCGGCATCCATTCGTTCTTCAGACTCCTGAAGAAGCGTTCCATTGGGCTGTTATCCCAGCAGTTTCCGCGCCGGCTCATACTCTGTCTGATCTGGTATCGCCACAATAACTGCCGGAACTGCCTGCTCGTATAATGACTGCCCTGATCGCTGTGGAACATCACCCCGCCGGGCTTACCACGGGTTTCCCATGCCATTTCCAGTGCTTTCATGGTGAGCCTGCTGTCCGGCGAGAACGACATGGCCCAGCCCACTGGTTTTCTTGCGAACAGGTCGAGAACAACGGCGAGGTACGCCCAGCGCTTACCCGTCCAGATACAGGTCACATCACCGCACCACACCTGATTTGGCTCGGTCACGGCGAACTGCCTTTCAAGGTAGTTAGGGATAGCAACATGTTCATGACCACCACGTTTATACCGGTGAGTCGGCTGCTGACAGCTGACCAGCCCCAGCTCTTTCATGAGCCTGCCAGCAAGCCAGCGTCCCATCTGGTAGCCTCTCCGGGTTGCCATTGTGGCGATGCTTCTTGCTCCGGCCGAACCATGGCTGATGCCATGTAGCTCAAGTACCTGACTGCGTAATACAGCCCGTCTGCCGTCTGGTTTTTCAGGACGGTTTTTCCAGTATCTGTAGCTGCTGCGATGAACCCCGAACACTTGGCAGAGTGTGACCACAGGATAATGCGCTCTGAGTTTCCCGATTATCGAGAACTGTTCAGGGAGTCTGACATCAAGAGCGCGGTAGCCTTTTTTAATATTTCATTCTCCATTTCAATGCGTTGTAGCTTTTTCCTCAGCTTACGTATTTCGATTTGTTCTGGTGTTATCGGAGAGGCTTTTGGTGTTTTGCCCTGACGCTCATCACGCAGTTGTTTGACCCATCTTGTCATTGTGGAAAGGCCAACATCCATAGCTTTGGCGGCATCTGCCACCGTGTATTTCTGGTCAACAACCAGTTGAGCGGATTCGCGTTTAAACTCTGCGCTAAAATTTCTTTTTTCATTGGAGCACCTGTGTTGTTCTGAGGTGAGCATATCACCTCTGTTCAGGTGGCCAAATTCAGTGTGCCACTTCACGGCAATCAGCATCACGATAGCGATAATGAAACTGGCGAGACGGCAGATCACTCAATTAAGGTGAATGGTCATCAAGAAATCACATCCACCAGCAGGACGTGTGACCATCTAATGATCGACCTTGAAACCATGGGAAAAAATCCTGATGCCCCGATCATCTCAATAGGTGCAATATTTTTCGATCCGCAAACCGGAGATATGGGACCGGAATTTAGTAAGACTATCGATCTGGAAACTGCTGGCGGGGTCATTGATCGGGACACCATTAAATGGTGGCTTAAGCAATCACGCGAAGCGCAATCTGCCATTATGACCGATGAAATCCCGTTAGATGATGCACTGTTACAATTGCGGGAATTTATCGACGAAAACTCCGGTGAATTTTTTGTTCAGGTCTGGGGAAATGGAGCCAACTTCGACAACACGATTTTGCGCCGTTCATACGAACGGCAGGGGATCCCCTGCCCGTGGCGTTACTACAACGATCGCGATGTACGCACAATCGTTGAGCTGGGGAAAGCCATAGACTTCGATGCCAGAACTGCTATCCCATTCGAAGGTGAGCGCCATAATGCACTTGATGACGCCCGTTACCAGGCAAAATACGTTTCAGTTATCTGGCAAAAACTGATCGCGAGTCAGGCTGATTTTTAATGTTCAACCGTCGCCAGTTGTCGTTGATATTCTGCAACTGGCGCGTTCCGGAGTGATAGCCATGAGCGAACAGTACCTGATAACGCTCGACGAGTGGAAACCAAAACGGTTCAGTCTCCCAATAACAAACACTACCCTGGTGAAATACGGAAAACTAGGATACATCGTTCCAAGACCACAAAAAATTCGTGGGCGTTGGCTGATAGATCGCCGAGCAGTATTTGTTGGGCCTGGTGAAACGGGAATTGCGCCGGAAATTCATACTGGCGATGATGATGCACTGAAGGAGATTTTAACTCATGTCACCGAGGCCACGAAAAAACAGCACTGACGTAGCCGGTCTTTACGAAAAGTTTGATCGCAGAACTGGCAGAGTTTACTACCAGTATAAAAATCCTGTGACTGGAAAATTTCACGGACTCGGAACAGACAAAGGTAAGGCAGAAAAAATCGCTTCCACAGCCAATCAGCGAATAGCTGCAGCAGAAGCTGTAATGCCGATCAGTTAAGGATCAGTTGACCGATCCAGTGGCTGTGTAAGAATCCGGAAACGCTCACTTGTTTCCGGATTTTTTTATGCACATTGGACAGGCTCTTGATCTGGTATCCCGTTACGATTCTCTGCGTAACCCACTGACTTCTCTGGGGGATTACCTCGACCCCGAACTCATCTCTCGTTGCCTTGCCGAATCAGGTACTGTAACGCTACGCAAGCGCCGTCTTCCCCTCGAAATGATGGTCTGGTGTATTGTTGGCATGGCGCTTGAGCGTAAAGAACCTCTTCACCAGATTGTGAATCGCCTGGACATCATGCTGCCGGGCAATCGCCCCTTCGTTGCCCCCAGTGCCGTTATTCAGGCCCGCCAGCACCTGGGAAGTGAGGCTGTTCGCCGCATGTTCACGAAAACAGCGCAGCTCTGGCATAACGCCACGCCGCATTCGCACTGGTGCGGCCTGACCCTGCTGGCCATCGATGGTGTGTTCTGGCGCACACCGGATACACCAGAGAACGATGCAGCCTTCCCCCGCCAGACACATGCCGGGAACCCGGCGCTCTACCCGCAGGTCAAAATGGTCTGCCAGATGGAACTGACCAGCCATCTGCTGACGGCTGCAGCCTTCGGCACGATGAAGAACAGCGAAAATGAGCTTGCTGAGCAACTTATAGAACAAACCGGCGATAACACTCTGACGTTAATGGATAAAGGTTATTACTCACTGGGACTGTTAAATGCCTGGAGCCTGGCGGGAGAACACCGCCACTGGATGATACCTCTCAGAAAGGGAGCGCAATATGAAGAGCTCAGAAAACTGGGTAAAGGCGATCATCTGGTGAAGCTGAAAACCAGCCCGCAGGCACGAAAAAAGTGGCCGGGACTGGGAAATGAAGTGACAGCCCGCCTGCTGACCGTGACGCGCAAAGGAAAAGTCTGCCATCTGCTGACGTCGATGACGGACGCCATGCGCTTCCCCGGAGGAGAAATGGCGGATCTGTACAGTCATCGCTGGGAAATCGAACTGGGATACAGGGAGATAAAACAGACGATGCAACTGAGCAGGCTGACGCTGAGAAGTAAAAAGCCGGAGCTTGTGGAGCAAGAGCTGTGGGGTGTCTTACTGGCTTATAATCTGGTGAGATATCAGATGATTAAAATGGCGGAACATCTGAAAGGTTACTGGCCGAATCAACTGAGTTTCTCAGAATCATGCGGAATGGTGATGAGAATGCTGATGACATTGCAGGGCGCTTCACCGGGACGTATACCGGAGCTGATGCGCGATCTTGCAAGTATGGGGCAACTTGTGAAATTACCGACGAGAAGGGGAAGGGCCTTCCCGAGAGTGGTAAAGGAGAGGCCCTGGAAATACCCCACAGCCCCGAAAAAGAGCCAGTCAGTTGCTTAACTGACTGGCATTACAGCAGAAGCTGAATATTTCATGCGCAAAATTGATGAAAGTCCGTCAGCAACAAAACGTCGGGGTATCAGATTAAAGGCATGGGTTGATCGATATCTGAAAATACAGGACACGCGACTGAAAAATGGAGATATTGCAGCTACAACTCACAAAGAAAAAACTCGAATGGCTGCATACCTGGTTTCCCGTCTGGGAAACCACCCATTGAAAGAACTGGAAGTAAGAGACTTTGCATTAATACTGGATGAGTGGCTGGATAAAGACATGGTCAGCACAGCGAGAGTAAATCGTGGATTATGGGTTGATATTTATAAAGAAGCACAGCATGCAGGGGAAGTTCCTCCTGGATGGAATCCTCCGGAGGCTACCCGTAAACCGATCCCTAAAGTAACCAGAGCCAGGCTCACCATGGAAGACTGGCAAAAAATTTACAATGCAACGCCTGAAAAACACTTTATCCGTAACGCAATGCTTCTTGCGATTGTTACTGGTCAGCGCCGTGATGACATTTGCCACATGCGTTTTTCAGATGTGTGGAACGAACACTTGCATATCACCCTGGGAAAAACCGGAATGCGTCTGGCGTTACCGCTTACACTACGCTGTGATGCCATTGGGATAACGTTAAAAGAAGTTATTGATGGGTGCCGAGACAGAATATTAAGTCCATATCTAATCCATAGTCGGCACCAGAAACAACCGAAGCCGATGAGTAAAGACAACCTGAGCGACTACTTTGCCAAAGCACGGGATCTGGCTGGGATAATTTCACCAGCAGGAAAAACTCCGCCAACATTTCATGAACAACGCTCTCTATCAGAACGGCTGTACCGTGCACAGGGTATCGATACAAAAACATTACTAGGACATAAAGTCCAGGCAACCACCGATCGCTATAACGATACTCGAGGTCAGGAATGGGTTAAGCTGGTTATTTGA